TAATTCTAAAAAAATACCAAAATCATATAAATGAAGATTTTTTAATTCTTCTAAGTTTTGTGTATTAGTTAAAGAAATACTTTGCATTAAAGCTTGTTTAGTTAAATCAAATTCTAAAGTATCAGCTAATCTCAAAGAAATATTTTCACAAGCTCTTAAAGTTAAATACAAACTCGCATCTAAAATATGTTTAGTTGCAATATTAGAAGCGTTAGCCGCCATTTTTTGTAATCCAACTAAAGCATCTTTATCTGGCATACTACCATCTCTTGCTTCATTAAGTCCAGTTACATCTCTTATCATTTGTAAATAATACTGATAAGTAGTTATAAGTGATTGTATTTTACCGTTAGCACCAGATGTTTGTAATTCTTGAATAGGTACTTTTCCTCTATTAGGATCTCCATCTTGAGTTAAGGATCTACCAACTATCGAACCAGTTTGGAAATACATGTTTAATGCTTCTTGTGGATTATAATTAGTTCCGTTACCTAAATCAACTTCAGCCAGACCGTCAACATCTACAAATACTCCATCTGGAACCATTCTTGCAATCACTTGTTGTAATTTTAATGATGTAATTTGAATCATATCTGCAAAACTAGTACATCGACTAACTAAAGATTCAATACGTCCTTGATATAAGTTAGGTGCACAAATTACATAATTCATATTGACCTTAGTTAAATCACTTTTAGGTCTAGTCATATTTTCCGCTAGTTTCCATTCTAACATTTGTGGAGCACCCATTACTTTAGCTCCACTAAATAAAACTTCTATACTTCTAGATACTCTATCAAAATTGTCACTAGGCGGTGGATTAAAATAATCAGGTTTTTCTAATACTTTTTCTAAACCTTGTTCAGTATGTTTTATTTTAAAAACTTGATCAATAAAAGTTTTATATTCAAAAAATAATATTTGGACTAAATCTCTATCATGATTAGGATTAGCTATATATCCGTCACGACCTGGGTATCTAACCATTTTTTCTAACTCTTCATCAGTAAGATAAGGCCATTGTTTTTTTATTTCCGCAATAGTTAATGATTTAATTTCACCTACATAATATATATCTTCAAAATTAGGATCATTAGTATAAGAATAAATTAAATTAGCTGGATCAACATATTCTACTACAATTCCTTCAGATTTATTAAATTGTGTTTTTATAGCTCCAATTCCAATAGTTACTATATCTGCTACAATTCGTTTTTTAGTTAATTGGTATTTATTAAAAGCTAAAGTGTTATTAATAGCTTCTTCTTCTGCAATTTCAACTGATTGTTTATAATTTAATTGCATATGGACTTCTAACTCTTCTTTTGATTGAGGTAAAACAGCACTATTAGAATTATATAAACTTATTCCCGTAGTTGCCTTTACTTGTTCAATTTCTTTCTGCATCTGCATATCTCTATAAATAGCACCAACATAATTAGTTCGTTGTTGTAAAGAAAAAGGATCTTGTGCAAAAGCTTTTAAATCATAATCTTTAACAGCTATACCATTAACAACTATATCTACAAATTTAGGTATAATAGCAACTGGTTTCCAATCTAAATTTAAATAAGATAAATCTCCATTTATAGACAATTCATCTTTATATTTTTGAACAGATTGTTCTCCTCTAGCATATAATCTTAAATTATGGAAGTTTTGATAACCCGTATTCCATCTACTACCATTTACTCTTCCTCCTCTAAACCATTCGTATTCAATAGCTTGCCCAACTAATAATCCATAATCTAATGTTCTCTTTTCCTCTTCAGATACCATCTGACTAGGAAACGCACTATTAATACCAGTGTTTAATTTCATCTATTAATTATTTTTGATTCATTACCTCTATTGTCATATCTGGAAAAAGTTAAATTGACAGGTTCTTTTATAACCTCGGCAACGGGTCTATATTTATTTTTATTACAAGCCATTATAGCTAATCCAGAACTAATAGATGCATCATGTTTAGTTCTATCATTTATATTAAAAGCGGACCAATCTTCAAGCGTTCTTTGAAAATACATTGTCCCATATTGTTCATTGTTGTAACCTACAAACATTTCTATATACGCTTCAATAGCAGCTGCATGAGCTTGCTTTATATCTTCACTTGAATTAGGTATTCCACCTATTTCTTTTTCCGCAACAGATAATTTATGCATTGTTTTATCTGGTCTGTTCATTGAAAATCCTCTATAACCTCTTCTTTTAAAATAATACAAAAGTCTTGGTTTATTATTTTCTGCAAGTATAGGCATACCATAAAAAACACAAGCCATAAGAACATCTTCAAAAAATATTTCAGCAGTCGGAGGTCTAGATATATATTCTAAAAAGAATAAATTAGGTGGAGCATCTTCCATACTAAACTTAGTTAAACCATGAAGTGATCCTTTAGAACCTCTTCCATCCACTGTTCCTGATATATCATAACTGTCACAACCAAAAGCTCCCATGTGTTCATTGCCAGGGAATTTCCTACCATTTCTTATTAATACTCTATTTTGTTGGATTGTATTAGGAACCCATGATACTATAAATCTTCCTTGTTTACTAGGTGTAAACATCACATTAGTATCTTTAATACCATCCACCCATTGAAAATTACCTTGAGTTAATACCCCAGAATGTTTCAAATCCTCATTATAATCTATTTGCTCGTAAATCTTTGTTAAATTAAATAAAGATTGTTTTGTTTCATCTCTGAATGCATGTTTCTCTGTACGTGGAAACTGTCTATATAGCTCATTAAGTGCATCAGGATCTTCCTTAAGACCTTCTACTTCATTCTCCCAGTGCTCAATGACCCCGATCTCAATCTCTTGGTCATCAATTCCCTTAACCGCGGATTTCGGAGTGTCAAAGACAGGGTACCCATAAGTATCGATGTATCCTTCGTAATTCCATTCCATAGGTATGAACAAGCTATATAATCCTGAGCGAGTCTGTCCATTGCGGTTTCTTTTTGTAACATCTGATCCATCGTATAGTTTTTTATAGTTTCTACCTCCTTTATCCAACGCGTTTGATGTTGAACCCATCATACATTTTCCTATAATTCTACTACCTAATCTTAATGTGGTTTTTGTTACTCTCCAGTTATTAAGAATGTTTTCAGGTTTTTCCCATTTACCAGCTTCATCATGTACAAGGAGCATAAGTTTTTCACCATCATAGGAGTTATCCCCTGTGTTTTTCCAGTCAATAGTTGTATCGAGTCCAACCATTTCACTAAGCTTTTCGTTTGACTCAAGTTTTTTTCTTGTAAATTTAGATGCTGGAACTCTGTAAGCGAGTTCTGTTTTCGGACGGTCCATACCATCTTGTATGGGTTTGAAGAAAAATGGGTAGTTAACCGAGATCGGGACGATCTTATCTGTAAACATTTTTTTAGCATCTGCTCCAGACTTTGATAAGACACCGAATCTCGCATCACTTGAGATTGTTGCCATGTTAACTGTTTCGCCAGAGGCCATAAAAGAGAATCCTGACCTTCTGTTTTTAAGATATGCCATACCGTAGCATCTTGTATCTGCTTTACATGCTTCCCAAAAGATATAGAATAGTCTGTTGGCTTCTCTAAAATCTGGTTGCCCAACATCAATCTTTGACCATTGCAAATACATGTAGTGAGTACCAGTGAGATAAGTAGGAATACCTTTATTGTAAAACCAAAATCCTTCTTCACGTCTTTTAAATTCTTCATCTATATACCCGTGTAATTGTTGTTTAAACGTTTCAGGGTAAGCTCTCCAATCAAATATAGTTTTGATTTGTTTAAGTTCTTTTCTTTTCTCAAATACCTCCCAATATTGTTCAGCTTTTTTAGTAGATCTTTTATATGGTTTATCTTCTAATGGTAAAGCGATGACAAGGTTTTGTATTTCATAAATCTCCCCTATTTGACCAGTTCTACTTATTACTGTAACGTCGTATTCTTTATTATAACCATATTTCCATTTCTTAGACTTATTAAGTCTTTTAATGACATGTGGTTTTATAGGTTCAACTATTTTATATAGAGTTTGCTCGTACATTATTTAGATCGTCTTTCTGCAAATCCACTAAAAGTAGTTTCATTTTTTTCTGTAATCTTATTTTCTAGTATATTATTTTCTTCTTCAATACGAGTAAGTATTTCAAAAGCATCAAATATAGCTAGTTTTTTTGTAGCAGCAGCGTTTTTTAAACGATCTGCAGATATATCATCATCTGAATCAACTATAGCTTCTTTAGCAACTTTAATAAGTTCTTCAACTGCTTTGTGCCCAGCTTGGATTATATTCAACTTCGTTTCCTTGACGTTCATATTTAATTACAATATCATTAGATTTCATACAATAAAGACGTTTGCCATCAACGACAAAGTCATATTCTCCAAATGGTTTATAACCTACAAGATCTCCCTCGTTGATTTCTAGCACTTCTAATGCACTATTACCATATTTTAATACTCCAATAAGATACTGTTCTTGATCTGACACGGTATTATCATTGTTTTTAATAGGGCTTATAAAACATCTATCATTAACAGTGTGCCACCTATCATGTTTTTTATATAAATATATTTGATCAGGGTGAACAAAGTATAAATTGTCTTTAAAAAAAGATTTGCTATTTTTCTCTTCACCTCTTATGTTATACCATCTTCTAAACACATTATGATGAATCATTATTAAATCCCCTTTTTTAATAACAGTTTTAACTGATAAAGGTACTTC